AGCAGTATCCGCTGGCCGCGCGCCGTGACGTCCTCGACGTGCTGGCGCACGTAGGGATCGTGGTGCGGCGTCCAGATGGCGCTTTCCGGCGGGGTCTCGGCCTGCGCCTTGTAGATGGTCTCAAGCGCGTGGTCGGTGCAGTCGTGAGACAGCGGTCCGATGTCAATCAGCAGCGGCGCGTGCACGGCTCAGTCCGCCCGGCGAAACAGCACGCGCATGCTCGGCGCGTCGGCCGGTTCGTCATCGCCTTGGCTGGCTGGCGCCGGCCGGCCGAAGGTCAGCGCTCGCCGGAGTCGGTCGAACGCCTTTTTGAGCGGACCTCTTCGAGCGCCTTCCTGATGCGGTCCGGAAGAATATCGCTGTCCAGCGGGTCCCGCCCCGGCGTCCCCGGCTGGCAGTCCTGATAGTCCAGCAACTCCGCGTCCTTCTCGGTCAGGTTTTTGAAGTCCAAGTTTAGGTTCTCCATGGGCAGATATTAGCACCGGCGCGGCTCCCATGGGCACGTTGTTGTCATGGAACGACCACGCGTCGACATGCCGCTTCACCGCATCGAATGACGCCTCGTTGCCGGTATTCCCGAGCACAACCTCGGGCGGCACGAATCGCTGCGTCTTGCCAAGGAAGCGGTCAACCGCGCGCTTGGCGGCCTCCTGCCGCGGCAGGTGCATGTAGTGCGCCTCGGTTCGGTATCCGGCATCCTTGAACCGCTTCACCAGCGCAACCGCCTTGTGGCCGGTCTTCATGGTGGCGTCGTGGACGATGTTCAGGCGCAACCCCTGGGCGACGTCGGTGATGTGGTCGAAGATGAAGGACGATTCCTCATGCACTTGGGCGGCATTCCAGCCCTCGTACTCTGGCAGCATGCCCTTTATTTCGTCGGCGTCCAGGACGATTGCGCGGTCCTTCGCGTAGACCTTCCCGGCCAGCTTCGACTTGCCAGATCCACCACGCCCCCCCAGTAGGACAAACGTCGGCGCCTCGCCGTCTGCCGGCCTGGCCCCTTCGATCGCGGCTGGCGACAGAATGCGATCCACAATTTCATTGTGCAGGCGCTTCCTGGATTCCTGCCATGCGTTGCCATCCTTGAATTGATCAATCGTCTGCTCGATCGTCGCCAGCCGCTCCTGCGCGGCGCTGATTTTTTGCGCCGTGTCAGCCGGGAACTGCGCGATGATCTTTTCCGGCGTCGCGTCAGGGTCATTGTGCTGGCTGTAGAAGTCGGCCGCCGAGAATTTGTCGGGCGGAATCTTGCCGCCACTCACGGGATCGCCGTCATCCTCTCCGCCGGGGGCACCTCCTTGGCTGCTCTTCCCGCCATCCGGTCGCGTGTGGCCCCGAATCTCATCCCAACGAACTTGGTGCTCGCGCTGGCCGTCGCTGACGGTGGCGCCGTCCTTTCCTGCCGCCACGATCTTGCCGTCAAGCCGCTTGCCGCTGGCCTCGAAGAGCACGCGGTCGCCCGGCTCCAGGTTGTGCGTGCCGTAGCCGGCGGCGGCGCCCCGTTTCTCGTGCTCAGCTGCCGCGCGTCCGCCGCCTCCGGCCGGCTGGTCTTCCTGCGTCCGCTTCCAGCGCCGCGTGGTGTGGCCGGCCCGGTCGGTGACCTGCTGCAGGGCCAACCCAGGGCGCCCCTTCAAGTCGGCCTTGAACAGGATCTGCGCCTTGGTGATGTCGGGGTCGCCATTATCGAACGCCCCTTTGTTGCCGATGGCTGACTTGATCTGCTCGGGGCGAAAGGCAACCGAAACGCGCGCCGGGTTTTTCTCACCATAAGGACCTGCGCCATCGCGGATAGAACGCGCGATCACGCCGTCATAGCCGGCCTTTTCAGCCGCGCGAATGACGTCTGTGAAACCGATGCGAGGGACCATCCCGCTGCGGCCGTGGAGAATGTTTCGTTCATCGAAGTGCCGCGCCAATTCCTGCGGAAAAATGTCGAGTGGAAGCGATCCCCATTGCTCCCCAGCCGCATCAAACTCATAAGGCCGTTGCAGCGACAGGTAGACGGGCATCACATTCGGAGTTCCGTACCTGATTTCGCCAGCGTACTCGCTGGCCGCTTGCGGGTCATCGGTGAAATAGTGGATGCGTGTGCCGCGCTTGCCGCTTTGCTTGAACGCGTCGAATGTGTGCCGAGTGCCGTGATAAACCACCAGCGGCTTGCCGCCTTCGCTCATCGGCTTGCCGGTGTCAGTGACGACTGAATCACCGAACCAACGGCGAAACTCTGGCGTGTCAGTTGCGGCGTCATGCCCAGGTTGGTCGCTCCGGCCACGCTCATCCGCGGCGCCGACGTGATACCCCTGAACAACCCCATCTTTTCTCACGCGCTGCTCGATGTGGGTTCCAGGGACCGCCTTGAACATCACCCGCGCGCCACAGGCAATCGCCTTGGCCAGTCCGGCGGCGCGTTCCTCGTCGGTGTTTTCCTCGATCGGCCCCGCCACGAAGCGGCGCTCGCCGTCCGGCAGTTCCACGATGGCGCCGTCCTCGCCGTCCTCGATCACGCGCACCTGTGGACGCACGCGCAGCTTGTGGCCGAGCAGGCGATCCCACGGCACCTGGTGGCGGGCGCCGTCGGCATGCACCGTGCAGCCGTGCTTCCCGACTGCCTTGACCTCGCCGCTGCCAGGCCCCTTGGCGGTGCGGAAGTAGACGTGGTCGCCGGGGTGCACGCCGCGCACTACCGCGCCACCAGGTACAGCAGCAGCCCCCCGACCAATGACCCGACGAACCCGAATGCGGCCGGCATCAACCAGCCCCACAGCCGTGATCCCTGGCCAGCGCGTTCCGTGACCGAGGCCACGGCCGTTGTCAGCGTCTTGTCGATCAGCGCCACATTCGCCTCAAGCTGGCTGTGGCGACCCCACAGGTTCTCGAGCGACTTCTCGGTGTACTTGCGAGACTCCTCAAGGCCGATCAAGCGCGACATCAGGTCGCCCATCTTGGCGAGGCCGCCCTTGACGTCGTCCATGTCGCGACGCCACGTGTCGAACATTTCCTGCGCCCCCGGCGGTAGTTCGCTGTTCGCCATCTCAGGCCATTGCCTCAATCAGTGCCGACACGGTTTTCAGTCGCTTTGGCGTCCCGAAGTCCACCTGCACCTGCAGCGTGTAGCGGCCGGGGGTGTCGAAATCGCCCGCCACGGTGGCGTATTCCACGTAGGTGTTTGCTGGCAGCAGGACGCCCGCCTCTATCACGTCCTGCGCGCCAACAACGGGCGTCCTGCTGACGGCGGCGCCCCACGGCGGCGTGATGATCAGGGCGACGCCCGAGTGGCCGCTCACGTCCTCCGCCAGGTCAATCCGCAGCAGGACGCCATACGTGCCGGCGACCAGCGCCATGCACGTCACGGCTATTCGACCGCCGGAAGTTCGCCGTCCTCGCCGCCATCCGGCGGCCCCGGCACACGCCGCACGCTGACCACGTTCCCGCACCGCGGGCACGTGACCTCGTGGTCGCGTCCATCCACGTCGATGTCCTCGATCAGGTCGGTCAGGTCGGCGCCACACGGCACGATCAGGCCGTTGCCGGCCTCGACGCCGCGCTTGTTGTGGCCCGCCATGTTGGGGCGACCCAACGCTTGCGCCTCTTCTTCGGTGTAGGTGCCGATCACCGGCCCCTGACAGGTGTGCTGCATTTCCGAGTCCCTCTTAGATGGTCATGCCGGCCAGTTCGGTCGTGAAGCTGGTCTTGATCGCAGCCGCAGACGCGCCGCGCGTCATCTCGACCCACACGCCAATGGTGCTGTTGGCTTCCAGTGTGCCGCCCGGCAGTGACTGCGCGACGCCGTCGTCGACGAAGGTCACGCTGCCTGGCGTGGTCTTGCGGTTGGCGACCGACTGCGCGCCGTTCTTGGCTGACTCGCAGCCGATGCGGATCGAAGACGACGGGTCGGCGGTCAACTTGATGGTGGCCGTCGTCAGTGTCAGCGACGCGTGCTCGTTCTTCCAGAACTCTTTCTCATAGCGGATGGTCTGCGCGACCTCGCTCGCCGAGTTGATGAACATCACCGACGCCTTCGTCTTGCCGGCCGGAATCACAACCACGGTGGCGCCGCCCGCATTGAGGCGGATCGTGACGTTGCCGGCCGGCGCGCTTGCCAGGCTCGCCTTGAGGAAGCGCTCAAATATCTGCGGGAACGCCTTTACCGTGGTCCCCGTCAAAGCCAGGCCCTGAGTCACGATGGCACCGGAGCCACTGCGCCCCGTAATGGTCAGGACCATGGTGTCGCCGGCGGCGCTCGACACGGCCTCGAGCGTCGTAGTAAATGGCATCTGCGTAACCTCCAGCACGCAGGTGTCGTCGATGGCGCCACCGGATGCCGCAGAATCGTCTTCCGGGCGGCTGGCGGCGCCGTATTTCTTCAGGTCGGTGGCGACAATCGGCATGTGGATTCTCCGCGCGTAGGTGGCGACGCCGGCGGGCGGCCGGACTGTGGGTTCATTGTGGCGTCACGACCTACACTGCGAGCGGATCAGCACCACGCCATTGCAGAGCGGCATCGACGCGCTGATCACCGTCGCGCGGTACGGCGTGCCGTCGATCGTGACCCATATCTCGCCGTCAGCCGCCACGCCGGCCGGGCTTTCGGCTGCGGACGATCGGCCAGCCGCCGACCCGACAAGCGCCTCCGCCGACTCACCGGACAGCGCGATCAAAGCCTGTCCGCCGTCGGTCGCCGCAGTCCTGGCGACGCCCAGGACGCCGGCCGCCTCTATCCAGACGGCGGCGGCGGGGGCAAGGCGCGACCCGATGGCGACTGACGACAGCTGCGCGCGAGCGACGCCGCCCGCCGTTTCGATGGCCACCAGCGCCGGGCGCCACTGCCCGGCCAAGACCTCGCCGGCCGTCAGGAGGGATCGACTCGCTGTCGCCAAGGCATCTGTCTGTGCTGTTCGCGCCGCGCCAGCCCGCGCCAGAACATCCGCCGCGTGCTGCACCACCGACAGCATCGCCGCCAAGTTCTCGGCGGACGCCACCACGCCTCGAATGATGCCGGCGCGGACCTCGACGGCATCATCCGCGGCAGCCAACAACCGCGTCATCGCTTCAATTCCGGCGATATGCGGCCCACGTACGCCGCCCGCCTGCTCGGCGGCCAAGACGTGTGCCGCAATCGCCCGCGCCAACGCCTCTGCCGACATCGTCGGCGCGCGGGCGGCGCGCTGCAGCGCCTCGATGGAGAAGTGACCGTAGGCCGCCAGCAGCGCCGGATCGGCAAGCCATGCCGTCTTGCGGGCAGCCGCCACGAAGCCGGCAATGTTGATCCAGGCACTTCCCGCCACCCGCAGGCCGACGAGTGCCTCAAATCCACTGGATTTGCCCGGCGACAACCACGCCGTTTCGAGGTCGTACTCATAGACCGCGTTGCTGGCGTTCCCCATCAGGTAGAGCTTCGCGCCTCCGTCGCCAAAGGCAAACCCGACCGGGTTGGCGTCCTGCGGCGTGACCAGCACGTGGATGCCGCTGTAGACGGCGGCGCCGAGGCCGCTTGTCGCGCCGTATTCGTAGATCTCGTTCGTGGCGTTCCCAAGCACGTACAGCTTGGTGCCGTCTGCGTCGAGCGCGATCCCGACCGGGTTGGCGTCCTGAGCCGTAACGGTCAGGCTCACGCCTCCGTAGGTGGCCGAGCCGATGGCCCACGCGGTGGCCAGGGCGTATTCGTAGACCGTGTTCGTGGCGTTCCCCAGCAGGTACAGCTTGGCGCCGTCCGGCCGGAAGGCGATGCCGACAGGATTCTCGTCCTGCGCGGTAACCAGCAGGCTGACGCCGCCGTAGACGGCCGAGCCGATGTCCCACGCCGCCGGCAGATCGTATTCGTAGACCGCGTTGCTGGCATTGCCCAGCACGTACAGCTTGGCACCATCGGGCCGGAAAACCATGGACACCGGATTCGCGTCCTGCGCTGTGACGGACAGGCTCGCGCCGCTGTAGACCGCCGACCCAACATCCCACGCGGTGCCGAGGTCATATTCGTAGATCGCGTTCGTGGCGTTGCCCAGCACGTACAGCTTCTTGCCGTCCGGCCGGAGCACCACGGCCGCCGGATTGGCGTCCTGCGCGGTAACCAGCAGGCTGACGCCGCCGTAGACGGCCGACAGGCTCAAACTGGCCGCCACGAACCCGGTTGCGGCCAGCCATGTCTTCCGGGCGGCGGCCGTCAGCAGCGACGACTCGATCATCGACTCGCGGCCGGCGGCGGCAATGCTGATCGCTTCCAGGTCACTCGACAGGCCCGACAAAAGGCCGGCCGCGGCCTCTACTGACGGCGCCCAAGCGACCGATGCCTGACCAAGCACGGCAGGGCTGGCGTCACGTGCGGCGGCCAACAGCAGGGAAGACTCTATCGACGCCAGCCGTCCGTACGACAGCAAAGCCGGCGACTCATTGGCGGCCTTCCGGATTGCGGCCAGCCCTGCAGTTCCCTCGAGCGCTGAATATTTCGCAAAGCGAAGGCTTCCGCTTGTCTCCCATGCACTGGCACGTCCAGCCGCCGCTGCGCCGACGGCTTCCCCCGAATCGGCAAGAGCGCGGCTGACCGGCGTTGGTGGCGCCTTGAACGTCGCAATGACGGCCGCCCAATCCTCCCCGCCGATCGTCGGGTTGTAGGTTTTGACGCCGGCAGCTGACTCGATGAAATAACCGCCGGCCAGCGTGGCGTTGCTGCCTTCTATACCTCCAGTGGTGCCGACGCGAACCGGCGGCGCCGCATAGGCCGGGCTGGCGTCCTGCGTAAAGCCGTTCTCGACCGGGCCGTCGGTGGCGACGATGCCGACCGTGAGCACGGCATTCTGTGTGGTAGAGCTGGCGGTGCTGACGCTCGGCGCGCCGACACCGGTGGCGGCGCCCACTACGTCCAGGGCGGCGGCTGGATCGATGCCGCTGACGGCAAATGCCGACACGGCCTTTGCTAAAGGCTGCGTGGACCAGCTGATCGTGATGGTGCCGCCGGACGCCAGCGCGGCGCCCTGCGCGTAGTAGATGGCGCCAGCCACATTGGTGGCGTTAACCGCCGACTGTGCCAGCGCGTAGCTGTTCCCGGCGCTGTCGGCTACGCCCGATATAACGCCGTTGTCATCGTAGGCAGCCGCCACCACGATCAGCGATCCTGCCGGCGCTGCCGCAGCGGTCGTCAGGACCGTGCTCGCCTCACTGATCTTGCTCTGGACCGTCCCAATGCTTAACGGCGTGCCGATGGCCATCGGCGCCTACCCGGGGATGTTCCGGCGCGCTCGCGAGACAGCCCGTGCCCGGGCGGCGCGGCGTTCGTCGCTCGGCTTCTTGACACGCACGGCGCCCCCCCTATTCGATCGCGTAGATCGTCGGCAACGACTTCCCGAAGTCGCCATCTCGGCCGGCTGCCGGCTTGCCGAAGTCGCCATCTCGGCCGCCCGGCTGGCCATTGCCTGGCCCATCCTGTTCATCGCCAGCTGCGTTGCCGTCGCCCTGCCCCGGGTCATCACCCCGCTGGTCGCCCTGGCCGGGATCGCCGCCAGGTTCCTGCCCGAAGTCCTGCTGTGCCTGCTGCTGCAGCTGCGTCCATGGCCCGACCAGCGACGGGTTCAGCGGGGCGTCATCCAGCGGGGTCTTGGTCGGCTGCTGGCCCAGCTCGGCGCGCAGCTCGCCCCACGTCGACGCCATTTTCTGCTGCTCCCAGCGCTGCGCGTTGTCTTCCGGGTCCAGGCCGACGAAGCGGAACACGTAGTTGTCGCCGAAGTCACCGATGACGTAGTCCGACATCAGCGACTCGAAGTAGGACAGCAGCGGGCGCAGGCCCTTGTCCTTGCTGAACGCCAGCTTCTCGCTGGTATCGTTGCCGGCCAGCCGGCTCGAATTGCCGGAGCTGAACGACTCGAAGTTGATCTCGTCCGGCGCGATCGAGTAGATGGCGCAGATGATCGACGTGAGGAACGTCATCCACTTCGCGAAGTACATTTCGTTGAATTCGATGCCGAATTTCTCGAAGCTGGCCTTGCTTTCCTGGTCTTTGCTGACCATCACCGGCACCGTCCAGGCGTTGTTCACGCCCTTGACCATGGCGTTCCAGTGCCGTTTGAAGGCCGTCAGGTCGTTTGCGTCGTAGTCGCCAGACAGGTGCAGCAGTCCCTTGGGGATGGCGTTCTCGTCGAAGCCCTTGATGTTGTGCGTCAGCGCGTTCAGGAATCCGGTCACGATGCGGATCAGCAGCTCGGGCTCGCCCAGGCCGTAGCCGGCCAGCCGCACGTCGGTGCGCGGGTTGCGCGGCACATAGATCAGGTCGTCGTAGCTGTACGCCGTGCGAATGCGGCCCTGCACGACCTGCAGGGCGAATACTTCGTCGTCGCCCTCGTAGCCGTGCTCGGTGCACAGCCGGATGGTGGCGCCGTCGACCGCGTACAGGCCGTCAATGCCCAGCTTGCGGTCGCGCTTGAGTTCGGTCTCGATGGGCGCCGCGTCCATGGTCAGGCTGTCGCGGACCAGCTTGGCCATGAGGTGTGGCAGGGCGTCGCGCCGCAGCCGCTGGCGGGCGCGCGGCTTGAATTCCCAGCCGCTGTTTTGCACGAAGCGGGTCAGCAGCTTGATCGATTCGCTTTCCGGCGCCGTCAGCTCGTGCTCTTTGTCGACGTGGCGGATCGCGAACCCGGGCTGGTCTTCCTGTTCCTGCGGCCGGCAGAACGCTGACACCTGACGAATTCTCGTCATGATGACCGCGTTCAGGATCGGCGTCTGCTCGACCATTTGGCGCAGGCTTTCGAAGCCGAGCGGGCTGGGCCTTTCGTACCATTCGCCACTCGCGAAGATTTGCAGGTCATCCAGGTATACCGACTGCATGCCCTGCTGGCGCCGCCGCGCCTCGCTGGTCGGGAACTGGATCACCTGCGCCTTCGTGAGCACCGCCTGCTCGTCCAGGTCGGCGACGATGTGATCGATGACGCGCTGAACGTCGGACGCCGGGATCAGGTCCGACAGCGACGGCCTATAGGTCTGCTGCAGCTGCGCCTGCGCGTCGTAGCGCTCATCGGCCGGCGCACGCGGGTCGTAGGCTACTGTTCTTGCGTCGTCGCTCATGTTGGCATTGTCGCGTCACGACCGGGCGGTCGTTGTAGGATACCCGCTGTCGCCACGAAACGAGGAACCGCCATGCCTGACCGCATCCTGCCAGCCGCCGCCCTCAACCCGCCCGTCGCTTGCGCCGATCCGCCGTGCAACGGCGTCGCCGACATCACCGCCAACGTCGCCATGCTGTCCCCAAAGGCCGGCGACATCGTCCACGTGCGCCTGCACCGGCAGCTTGCCAATCATGAGATGGTGGCGCTCATGGACCAGCTGTCGGCGATCGCTCCGGACGCCCGCTTCCTGGTCACCGACGGCGTGCTCGACCTGAACCTGCTGACATCCGCGCAGCTCGCCGAGATCGGCCTTGCCAGAATCGCATCCCGCCTTGTCCTTCCGCACTGAGGCCGAACTGGCGGCGATGGCGCCGGAGGTCAACTACGGCGCCTTCGACATCGGCGCCGCAGACACCACGCCTGGCGCCGCCTGCTGGTGCGCGCCGCCCGCTCCCATCCATGCCGACAACTACCGGGCCTGGCTGCGGACTCACTACCGCCTGAACCGCGGCGTGGCGCAGCGCATGGCGGCGACGGCCACATACTTTCGCCGCGGCGGCGCGCTCGACGTGGCCGGCCCCTACGCCAGCGAACTGCTGGCGGCGCTGGCCGACATGGCTACGGCTGCGGCAGCGCCACGAACAACGGACACGCCGGGTCGCGCCCGGCAACGCTGAAGCCCCGCGCCCGGCAGTGCCCGCGGCCGGCGTCGAAGGCCTCGCACCGGCCGCAGGTATCGTCAACCAGGCCGGCATCCATCATTTCCACGACGTGCTGTGGCAGTCCCGGCATGTTCTGCGCCGCCGTGCGCTGCTCGACTTGCGCCGCCGCCGTCGGCCCCTCCGGGATGTAGAAGGTGCCCGTACCATGGGCGCGCGCCCAGGCCGCCTCGCAAAGCATGTTGGCGAAGGCAAAATGCGGGTCGATGCCCACCTTGACCACGCGCGGCCGGTACTCGCGGACCTTCTCGTCGGGCTCCATGACCAGAGCGACGCGCGTCAGGTGCAGGAACACCACTTCCCGCAGCAGGTTGACGCGCTTGCGCACGCCGCCGTCAAGGATGTCCTGCTCGCGCTGCTCCGGCGGCATCAGGCAGGTGTGCTTAACGAAGCGGTCCAGCGCCACCTGCATCATCTTGTACTGGTGCAGGGCCACCGTGTAGCGGTCGCGGTCTTCGTCGCGCGTGCGCCGGTCGGCCTTGCTGACCACGGCGTCGCCCCATGCCAGCATGTCATCGGCCAGGTTGGTGTAGTGCGCGAGGAACACGCGGCCCTTGTGGCGCCCCGCGAAGCGCTTGGCGTCGTTGTAGTTGGGCAACGACTCGACCACGCACACCGACACGCCGAACTGCTCCATCAGGCCGCTGCAACGCTCGAACGGGTCATCGCTGTAGATGGCCTCGACGTGGATGGTGGCCTGGCGGCCGTCCGGCAGACGCTCCTTAACGATGGCCACGTTGAACTGGCCCATCTGGTCGATGCCCATGTAGGTGCCGCTCGCGCGGTCCTTCCAGGTCACGCCGGCCCGCGCGCCGGCCGCCACGCACTGGTTCAGGTGCTCCAGCGTCACCGGGATCTGCGTCGGGTCCGCGAACGGCATGCCCAGCTTGCGGTTGTAGAAGTTCTGCTTCTGCTCGCTGGTGGCGGCGCGAGACCAGGACTCCATCATTTCGTCGGCGCTGATCGTTGGCGACAGGATCTGCGACAGGTGCCAGGACTCGATCTTGGCCTTCGGCGCGGCCGCCAGCCATTCGCCGTCCTGTGTGTCGTCGATCCAGGCCTCGCATTTGACGCAGCGGTAGCGGTAGCGGTCGGCGGCACGGTCGAACGCCACGCAGTCCGGCCACATCGATGACAGCACCTGGTGCTCGCCGCAGTTGGGGCAGCGCGTGTGGAAGTCCAGCTGCTTACCGAGCTTGTAGAACCAGTTGATGTCGGCATCCGGCCACTTGGCCGTGCTCACCGCCATGGTGTAGCGGATGTGCGATGCGCTCAGGCGCTCGCGCGTGCGATCGATGTCATCGACCATCATGCCCTGCACTTCGTCGAAGGCAAGGATGTCCATCGGGTATGACTCGGTGGTCACCTTGCCGCTGGTCCACAGAAAGAGGAACACGGCGTCCGCTATGCGCCGCGTCAGTACGTTGCCCTCGCCCTTGGACCTGCTCTTTCCAGCCGGCCCATCGTCAATCGTCAGGTCGCGGTACAGAGATGGGATGGACCGCACCAGCGGCAGCCAGCGTTCCCGGCTGACGTAGCCTGCCAGCGGCATGTCTGGCAGGTAGAAACCGCACGTAGCCGGCGAGAACTTGCGCGCCATGTAGATGCACGCCAGCAGCTCCCAGACGGTCAACCCCATCTGCGCCGCCTTCTGGATCACCATCATCCGCTGGTAGGCATCCTCCGGCGTCGACGGCACGGCGTCGTAGATGGCCCACAGCGAGCGGCGGTTGTCGAGCCGAAACGGCTTGCCGTCCACCTTCAGGCCTGCCGCCGCCAGGCGATCGCACCACTGCCGGAACGTCATGTCCGGCGGTATGTCGCGCGCCACCGGCGTGCGGTCGATCTGCTTGTTCAGGTCGGCAAGAAATCCTGACAGCATCGACCGATGCCCTTCGAGAGCATCCATCAATCCGCCCGGCGCCCGCCCACAGGGGCGTAGCTGAACCCTTGACGCTGGTTCTGAACCTCAAGGCGAGCCGCCACGCGTGCCGCCATCTCTGGCGACTCGGCCCGAATCTCTTCCATGATCGCCCAGTAGAACTCGCGGATGCGCTCGTATTCGTAGGCGCGCGCCATGATCTTCAGCAACTCACTGATCAGGTTGGTGCGCTGGGTGATCGAGGCCGCAAACGACTTCGGCAGCACGATCTTGCGGCGCTCCTCGCCGTCTTCGCCAACTTCAACGCGTGAGCTGTGCTCGCGCAGCAGCTCGGCGTCGGCATAGACCTCGCGCGCCTTGGACAAGAAGTCGAAATCAGCCCGCGCCTGCGCGCCACCACGGGCGATGTATTCCGGTGCCGGCGCTCGCGGCAGGTGGGCCGCCGCGCGCTCCACCACCTCGTCCGGGGTTAGCTTCGCAATCTGCCGCCGCGCGCGCTTCAGCGATGGAGGCTCCGGCTTTTCGGTCTTGACGCGCTTGACCAGCCGAAACCATGTGGCGTGCGGTATGTCCTCGAACTGCCTCCTGACAGGCTCCCAGCTGTGCGGGCCGACGTGCGCAACGTGCTCGGCGAGGGCCTTAAACGCGGCCTTCCTGCGAGCCGCGCTGATCCGTTTCGGGCGTTCCTGTGGCATGGCCGCACTCTAGCATCACGACCCTTCGGCCAGTATCAAAACGCGTATCCGGCCGGCCTGGACTTTTGATACTCGACGCCGCCGTATCAATTCCGGCGCTCAATTTGATACTTCCGGTATCACAACCGGCCCCAGGCCTGGGATATGAGTCTCAACGCGCACGCAGCGCACATGCGGATCGCGGCCGTTCGGCAGGCGCTCGCCACACACACACAGGTCGGTCACTGCGCCGCCCACCGTGAGGCCGCAGTCCGAGCACATCCAGCAGGGTTCGTCGCCGACGCGCTCCAGGCACCGGCCGCCGCAGACGCGGCACGCATGGTCGGTGACGCGCCACAGTGCGTCAGCAGGCGCTGGCGGACCGGGTGTTATGCGTTTTCGCATTAAATCACCCCAATATTTAGCCTCACTTCCCCACTTCGACCGCTTCTGATCGGCGAGCGGCCGAGACAATTCCCCACTTCGCCACCAAAAGCACGCCCATACTCACGGG